TTCTTTCGCCATTTTGTAAATTTGTTATAGTTAAAAGATTACGTAGTTTACTCCAAATTTAAAGTCATACCACTCACGATTCCAGTATTTGTTATATTTACCCTCTACAAATGCACCTAAAGATTTATTCATCTTGTAACCAAGTATTAAACCACCATTGTAATCTAACCATTGACCACCATTATAAGTGTGATAAGAAAACTCACCGCTATCATTATAATGCCAAGGCATTAAGTTAGCCCAAGCATGCGACCAAAATGATTTTGTATAATGATAGTAATCAAAACCTAGAACAACAGAGTGTTGTATTATTTGGTTTAATTCATTACGTTTTCTTTCAGTATAATCAGCTAACATTGTAGGTATAACAACCTCTTCCCAAACCTCTTTGCTTGTAGCAACGAGTTCTCCATCTGGAGAAAAATACTCACTAGCAGCTACATCGACATTGTAGCCTTCTTGTAGTGCTAGATAAGTGTAATGTATATTGCCATTGCTTAGCATCCACTCTGCCAAGGGGTCATATCCGTACGGTTCGGATAACCTTTGAGCAAGCCCAGCATTAAAGGACAATTTGTCATTAACTTTATATCTATATCTTTCTGACGTTTCAACATATTTAATATCAGCAAAACCATCTTCTAAGTATTCACCTTTTAGTATGAAATGTTTTAAACAAAATTTTTCACCACAACCATCATCGCCAACAAATCTTATAAAGTGATGCTGGTCTAAATATTCGTTACCTTGTTGTCTTTTGTAATCTACTTCAAATAAAAATTCTAAACCACGTACTTTACCAATACTAGCACCGTCTGACCATGACTCCTCTGTACCATCATAAAATGTACTAGCTCTGTTTTCATAACCAAACCTAGCTATTTTACGTATACCTAAAGCTAAGTTGTAATCATATGGTGTTTCTACCGTTACAGTTTCTAAACCATTGGTTACAGAAAATACATCTACATCTGAAACTGAATTACCACCGTTAGCCGCAGCATAAAACGTAGCAAATTTAAAATACTTTTTAAAGTTTTGTGAGCAACACTCTTTTGGCGCAGCACATGCAATTAAAGTTGTTAATAGTATTATTATTAGTTTTTTCATTTAAAATTGTTTTTTACTAAACGATTTTTTACTTTTGTTAGTTTTTTTGTTTCCTTTTACTTCATCTTTTATTCTCTGTATCTCTTTGTCTTTAACGCCAAGATCCCAAGTGTTCCAACCTAACATTAAAGCTATTCTTTGCCAAGTATCATTTTCAGAATCTAAAGCTTGCTTAATGTTGTTTATTTTATTAATTGTTCTACCCATAGGTACGTTAAAAATACCTTCAACAACATTACCTATTGACTGATACCTTGGGTTACTTAAATTCCAAAGTGACATCTCAGGTATAACTTTACTGTTAAATTTTTCTGTTTGAAAAGATGAGTATATTTTTCTAGCCTTACTACCTATTGGCGGTGAAATGTTTAATAGCTGTAGCAGTGTGTATGTTTGATTAGAGTTCCAACCTTTTTTATTTTGCTTTGCGTATTCTAATATAGCATTTTTACCTGTAGCAAACACAGCGCCTGGTATACCTAAACCTCTTAAAATAGAATCTACCATACCATTTGCAACTCTATCTCTTCTTCTAATTTTTACTTCATCTTCTTCATCATCAAAAGCTAAAGCAAACAATGCTGATTGCAATGCGTTAAACACTAAATTTTGTACAGCGCCATAGTAAACTATACGAGATACATTTGTTTTAAAATCACCTCTACCTTTAGCCAAATCAATAACAGCTTTTTTCATACGTCTGGTGTATTGCATTGTTACATTTTGAAAAGCTAAAAGCATTCTACCTAATATACTAGCTTGTTGTGGTGATATAAGTGATGGATCAGAAGACTGCTGAACTGGTTCAGAAGCGTCTTGCATATCTTGAAAAGCTTTTGCTTCAGCATCTGCCTTTGACATACCTTGACTTAAGTACGTATCTACTCTGTTTCTGTAAAACGCAGCACCACCAGCAGCAATAGCAAAACTATCAGCCATTTGAGTAGGTAAAAATCCTATTCTTAACAAATAAGCTAAAGCAGCTTTTACTTTACTTTGACCACCTTGGTTTATTGCTTTTGCTAAAGCAGCTTCGTTTACATCAAGTTTTAAACCACCTCTTCTTTGTTTAAGAAAGTCAGAGTTAAATATCATTACAAAGTCTTTCCAAAACTGCTTTTGATTAGCATATGCTTTAGCAGCTTTGATAGGGTTGTTATCGCCCCAATTTATAAAGTTAAATGTTGATAATGTTTGTAGTATAGCTGATCTAGTGTTAAAAAACATAATAGCACCAATAGAACCTTGCAGCCAGTTAAGCCATTGGTTTACTTGCTTGCTAGTACCTGCTGGTCTAGCGTTACCATTTTCCATACGCCACAACACATCATTTAAAGCGTCAACATAATCAGGCCCATACAAAGCTTCTAGCTTTTTCATTAAAGGTCCATCAAGTTTACCGTTTTTCCAGTCGCCAAACATCTTTTTTCTATTTTCTATAAACTCTTGTATGTGTTGTTTTCTACCAACATCATTTGTTAAAGCATCTAAATCAGATAATATAGTGCTGCCTAACCAGTCGTTATCAGGTTGCATGTAATTACCATCTGAATTACCAACAATGGCATTAACACCACTAGCTAAAGTTAGCAGATCATTATTAGCTTCTACAGCTTCAACTAATTTTTGTACGTTTTCAGAGCTCATACCAGGCACTTCGTAACCAGCTTTGTTATATAAATAAACTCTAACAGCAGTGTCATATGTAAAGCTTGTGCCAGGTACTGTTTCTTTTAACAAACTAGCTGCACCAGGTATAGATTTTAGTAAAGCTTTGTAGTTGTTAGAAACGCCTTGTTTTAACCTATTTATTCTATCTACACCTTGTCTATAAGGTCTATATAAGTTGTTTTCAAAAAAAGCTATTTGAGATTCACCAAGTTTACCTTTTGCATTAGCTATAGTGTACATTAGCCCCATAAAGTCGTTTGCTCCTGGCACATTAAAAAATCTAGCTCCTATACCTTTACCTTTTTTAGCACCTTCAACTTTAGCCGAAGCTTCGTCAACAACAACATTTCTACCTATACCTTCATTAATTTCAAGCATTTCATTTACTTGATCGTATAAACTGTTGCTGTTTCTAGCTCTAGCTTGTACAACTTTTGACTTAATATCAAACTGACTTAGTAAGTCGTCAACAGCTTTAACGTTAGGCATAGCGTCATCAACAAAATAAATGTCATTATAACCTTCTGCTAACTTATCAACAAACCAATCAGCTTTAGCTTCACCACTACTTTGTCCTAAGCCCGTTATATTTTCTATTGGTAGATTAATACCTTCACTTTTTAAGTATGCGTGTATTGCCGGTGCGCTTTCTTTAGCTCTAGCTGTTAATATAAATACGTTTTCAGCACCATACTTTTTAATTTGATTTTTTAGCTTTTGCATTAAAGGTCCTGGTCTACCATTTGTAACTTTATTAAAATCAGTAAAGTCCATTGACCAACCATCTTTTACCATTGCATCACCAACTAGTGGCCAATCAGCTGAATCTATTGTTTTTACAATACCGTTTTTAGTTGCTGTAATAAAATTATCGCTTATACCAGCTGTTTCGTCAAAATCAAAAACGCTCATACCTCTTACAGGACTGCTTGGATCAAGCTGAAACTGCTCTGCTTTATAAATTTTATTTAAACTATTGCTAGCTCTACTAAAGTCGTGAACATTTTTAACCGCATTAGCAAGATCTCTTCCATGTTGATCAATCATAACATCATACATGGTTCTACCACTAGCTAAATCATATACACTTTTACCAATTACAGGGTCCATTAAAAACCTGAAATTACCTAATGGACTGTTTCTACCACCTAGCTTGTCTAATCTATCAGCTACTTCTTTAGGTAATAAAGCTTGTTCAAAACCTTTTAATATGTTGTCTGCATCTTGTAAAAAAGTATTATTATATATACTCACTACCGTAGCAGCAGAAACTGTAGCAGAGTCAACCATGTGCTCTCCTTTTTGCTTGCTAACTTTTTGTGGACCGTCAACTAGATATACAGAGGTTAAAGCGGCTAAAGCTCTTTCACCTTTGTTAAAGTTAGTGTTCATCTGCTTGTCTCTAATAACATAACCTATAGCTTCTTCTCTAGTCATTTTACCAGAACTAACTTGTGTATTCACCCAGTCTTGAATACTTGAGTTATAAGCTTTAAACAATGCTTGCGCAGCTGCTAAAGCTTTTGGATTAAATTCTTTTCTAAGTATTTCTGCTTTCTCTTTAGCAGTTTTGTTCATTTTTTGAACTTCTTTAACTCTTCTTAATACTCCACCAGGCTCGTTCATTGAAGATTCCATAAGCTCTAAATCACCCTCTACTTTTCTAAACTCAGCCCAAAGTCTTTTAGTCTGCTTAGACATACCTTTGTTTAAGCCCATTTTAGTAAGCAAAGCGTTTTTCCACCTACCCATATTTTGCTTTCTTAAAGCAAGTAAACCACCAAAAGCACCTCTACTACTATCCATTTTAGCAGCTCTATGCAAGAACATATGTTTACCTTTTTTGTTCTTTTGCATACGTAGATCTCTTTGTCCCATCCAAGCTGGCATAAAACCAAGTAAAGGTATATTGTAGTTGTCTACATGATCTACAGCACCTTCTTCGTTGTAAACTTTTTTACCGTTCACTACTTTACGTAACATGTAGTCTTTGTCTTTTAAAAACTTTTGAACCGCAGGATTATCTATATTTTCAGCAAGTCTTGATAAAAAACCTTGATTATCTATATATTCTTGTTCACCGCCATACTTTTCCTCTGCATCGTTTTTTAAAACATTATAAAGCTCATTGTTTTCATTTTCTAAAATTATAGCTTTTTCACTAAGTAATTTCATTAATGCTTCTGGCGAAACGTCTTGAACTTTCATAAAATCATTTAAGCTATTAGAGTTTCTACCACCTCTTTCCATTTGTCTAACTACTTCTGCTTTGTAGTTATCAACTTTGTCATATTCAAAAAGCTCGTTTAATTGCTCAACCTTGTTTAAAACATCTTCACTGTTTAAAACCTCTTGCACTTGATTAAACGCTAGCTCTTCTGCTATTGCCTCTGCTAAAGCTCTTTTTCTAGTGCCTCTTAAACCACTTTTTTTACCCGTTTTAGGATTTATTTCTGGCGGATTAAAAAAGTCTTTAACTTTATTCATGTTAAGCTTCATTTTCTGCACAAGGTTTGGTCCGCTTGCTGGTTTAACTTTTTTATCTATTAAGCCTTGCTCTTGTAGCTTTCTAACTTCTTTAACTTTTGTTATTCTTCTTTTGCTTACAAATATTTTTTCACCTTTTGGTAAAAGTCTTTCTATTTGTATTAATCTAGCATTTGATAAGTTTGGAAATATAACATCTTCAAAATAATTTTCTATAAAGTTATCATAGTTAGCTTCTACACCAAAAATCTCTTCTATTTTTTTACCTATTTCATTTACAAACTCTTCTTTTAATGCTTGTCTGTATTTAGGACTTGTTACAGGCGGGAGTTTACCACCAAACACCTTTGTAACTACATCTTTAATTTTGTTTTGTAAATCAGTACTTATACCTAAAGATGCCTCAAACTTTTTTTGTTTAGCTTTAATTATTTTTTCTTGCTGTTCTCTTTTTTCTTTAGCTATTAATTGTTGTTCAGGATCTGCAGAAACATCTTCTACGTCTTGCTTTACTTCACCATCTTTACTTCTTTTTCTAGCGTCAAGACTTGTAGTCTTTTTTTCTTTATCTTTTGCTAATTTCTTTTTAGCATCTTTTGCAGCAAATTCAACGTTACCTTGTTTTCCTTTTCTCTTATTACCTTCCATCCAAGCAAAAAGACTAGGTGATTTAGCTGGGTCATAATTTATAAGTCTATCAGCAAGACTTTCTCTTTGTATTTCTTTTTGAGGTTCACTAACACTACCAAAAAGCCTGTCAAAACTACCATCTACTATACCTTGGTATACTTTAGCAAAAGCACCTCTTATACCACCTGCTTGAAACTCTTCTTTTGTTTTAGCATTGTTAGTTAACGGATCTATTTTTTCATTTAATGGTATACCATCATCTTCTGAACCTAAATCAACAGACTTTCTACCAGATTCTTCACCAGTAATAGCAAAGCCTTTTGACTCTTCTATTATAGCGTCTAGCTCAGATGTACTTTCACCTGTTTCAATAGCTTTAGTGTATGTTCTTATAAGATTAAATAAACCTTTACCTGAAGATAAGTCAATAGCACCATAACCAAACTTTTTAAATATTTTATTAAACCTACCACCTATTGCATCAAAATTTTTATTGTATGTTATTTGCTTTTTAACAATAGCATCGTGTAAAACATTTAAATATTCATCATAATATTCATTTTTATTTTTTTCACTACCGTCTTTGTTATACCTGTAGTTTTTATCTATTCGTGATTGTAGTATAGCTCTATCACCTTTTGACATGTCAGACAACATATCATCTATTAACTCTATAGCGTCATCTTTAGTGGTTCCATCTTCGTTTCTAACATATTTATCCATAATAGAATGAAGAACTTCGTGTGAACCAACAGACACAGATCCTAAATTTTTAGCTGTTTGTTTGTTTATAAAAGATACACCATCTACTATTTTACCATCGCTATACCTATGCTCTCTAGCCGCTTCTTTGAAAGCTTGGCTATACTCTTCTTTACCAGTTTCTTTATTTAAAACTTTTTTAGCAGAAACACCACTAACAGCTTCTATATACTCGTCTTGACTTTCAAATACTCTTACCTCACCGTTTCTTTGTGAAGCTCTACTTTCTGCTTCGCTTAAGTTTTGATCTAACTTTCTATCACTAGCTTGTTGTAGCATGCCTAAGTTTTCTTCCATCAAAGCGTCATACTCTTTTTGAACACTATCTTTTATAACTGCAGACTTGTCACTTTCAAGTATTTTCTTTAATGGCCTTGCTTTTTTAATGTTTTTAAAATAAACATCAAACTCATCTTTATTTAAGTTTCTTAAACCTTGTATAGATCTTTGTTTTAAATTACCCATTTCATACAAGACTTCATTTATTTTGTCTTCTATTAGCTCAAACTCACCGTCAGGATCTTCTGACTTTGGTTTTGGTCTTGTACCTTTTTGATCTAATATTAAAGCGGCTAATTGTTCTTGTTTTTCAGCTAGTTGTTTTCCAGTTTGATTATCTTGCAGTATGCCATAAGCCATTTCTTGCGAAGCTCTAGACTTTTTATTAACTTCACCAGCGCCTGCCATTACACCACCCACCAAACCACCAACAATACCAGCGTCAGCTATTTCATATATTTTTCTTTCCCAATCAATTTTTTTACCTAAAGTAACTTGATCCCACATTGTAGACGTAAGCTCTGTAGCAGCTTCTGATGCCGCTTCTGAAGCCATACCACTACCAATGTTTTTAACAATACTAGCAGCACCACCCCTAACTATCTCTTCTGCTAACTTCATGTTAGCGTTTCCACCTAAACCTGCGACTAAACCAGATCTTTTTAAAAGACCTCTTGTTGCAAGTTCAAAAGTAGCTTCAATTACACCAGAACCAGCCGCGTTAAAAAGTAATGTACCAGCGTTTTCTTCAGGTGTTAACTCAAACTCTTCTTCATATTTACTACCAGCAGTTGATGCTGCTAACCCTATTAATCCAGGCACACCAAATCCAGCTGCTATTATAGATGGCATACTTTGTAAACCTGCTTCAACAGCTCTAAAACCTCCTTCAAAATAATCACCTTCTTTAAATGTTTCTGTTATGCTTTGCTCGTCAAACTCAAGTTTTGATTTTTCAAGCTTTTCCATATATTTTTCAAAAGGATCGCCGCCATAATTATCTTTAACAGCCTTCATAGCTATTTCTTTTTGTTTAGCGTTTAAATCATCACCGGCAGTAGACATGGTATATATCAAACCATCTTTTAAATCACTTAATCCTTCAGCAAAACTAACAAAACCTAAAGCAGTAGAAGCACCAATAGACGTTAGCTTGTCGCTAAAATCAGCATCGTCATAATCCATCTTGTCATAAGTCAAGCCTTTTACATCAAGGTATTCTTCAAAACTAATACCTCTTCTCAAAGCCCAACCACGAATATCAGATTCTTCGTATGCTACTCCGTCAGCGTCTTTATATTGTGCCATATATTATTGTTTTTCTTTTGTATCTACAGGTTCAGTGTCTTGTCCTTTTTGCCCAGACTCTAGCCCAAAGTCTTCTTGATTATCCATCCAAGTATTAAATGCTATAATTGAATTTTGCACTTCATTTTTTGTATTTTCAAAACCACCACCACCATCTGTATATATAGTTATAGGTGTTCCGTCTTCATATTTAACAACTTCTCCATTACCATCTTTTAATACAACAGCGTTTAGTGTTGGGTCTTCATAACCAGGGTCCATACCAAAAATATAATCAGGCTTTTCGTCAAAATAATAGTTGTTAGGATTGTTTTTAGGAAGAATAGCATTTAAGTTAGCTTTTACAGTGTCATCATCACCTACAACCATTTTTGCAGTTAACCCACCAGCAACTCTTGTGCCATCTTGTTTTAAAGAAGCGTTTTGTATACTCATAGGGTTTGCGCCATAATCAGCAGAAGAATCACCTCTTTTATCTAATTTTTCATCTTGCATTACCTCCCAAGGTGTTTTCATATTTTCTTTATCACCATTTAATATGTACATACCTTCTTTTTCATCCCATTTGTAATCTCCATAAGCACCTGAAAAATCTTGTGGACCATCTTCGTTTGTTATATAATCTCTTCTTTTGTTTCTTTCTTCTGGTCCTACGTAAGTATTTGGCAACCCATCTATTTTAACTTTTTCTGTAAAACTACCATCTCCACCTCCATCACTACCTTTTCTATTTGCTCTGTTAGAAGCATTTATCTGAGCTTGTTTAGCTTTTCTAGTCAAAGCTATAGTTTCATCTAGTTTACCATCATCATATATACCTTGTGAAATATTACCAACATATTTACCCATTAAATCTAAACCTCTCTGCTTGTCTTTTAATAAAGTTTTTACATCTTCTTCTGTTATATTGTTTTTATCAACACCATTGTAAAACTCATCGCCTAAACCTCCTGACGCCCATTGATCCATAAATGAAGGTTTGTCACCATCACCTGTTAAATCTGTTTGTAGTATAGCTTGTAAATCATTTCTTGAAATACTCTTATGGCCATTAACAAAGTTGTTAGTAATTCTATTTTTATCAAACGCTTTACCACTAACTTTTAAATCTGCAGCTGTACCAAACAAAGTGTCAATATTTTTCTCTGCTTCGTAATTTCTTAACGTATGACTACCTACATCTTTAAAAGCTTTTGTTTCACCGTTAACAGTAAAAGACATCTCACCAGTCTCACCAATAGTAAACTGTGTTTTAGGATCACCGTACATACCCATGTAAAAAGAATTGTCTTTAGCAAAACTCCCACCTTTCATTAAATTACCTTCTTCGTAATCATGCATGTATTCTGCTTTACTAGCTGCAAACTTACTAAGCTCGCTGTCTAGCGTTTGAAACTTATACTTTATAGCGTTCATTTTATCTTTAATAGCAGGGTCTTTTGTTTTCATGTATTGCTCTGCCAAAGTATTATACTCATCTCTATTTGTTCTTAAAAACTCTTCTACCTGACCTCTTTGTTCCATAGGTAGTTTTACAATGTTTGCTACTCCACCAAGATCTTCCATGTGCTTTTCCATCATAGCCTCTTGCTTTTCAGTCTCAGCCATGTTAACAGCAAAAGCGCCCATAGCGCCTTTCATGAAAGACTCTGCTCGAGTATCTCTTCCAGCGTCTAACATTTGTTTTTGTATACCTAGTAAGTTAGGTCTTGTAGATTGTTTTTTTGCCATATTTATTTATTTGTTTTTGCTATACACACTACCCGCCAAAGCCACCTGTTAAAGCTTGAGTTGCTAATGATCCAATACCACCGTATAAAGCAGCATTTGCGGCTTGCACAGCTTGATCTGCAGCAGCTTTTTCTTGCATTGCAAATCCTAATTCCATTTCTTGCTTTTGATAATCTAAACCTCTAGCTTCTCTAGCACCAGCTAATCTTTGTGCTTGAGCTTGGTACTCACCTTTTCTTTCTGCCATTTGATTTTGTGCAGCACCTTGTGCAGCAAACTTTTGATTTTGTGCTTCTTGCAACCCTATACTTGCAGAAGCTTTTTGAGTTGCTAATTGACTTTGATTAGCTATTATCTGTGCTAGACCAGCAATACCACTACCACCCGCAGCACCTCTTAATGCTTGCATAGTGTTTGCTTGACTTTGTTGATTTTGTTGGGCCATAAACTGTGCTTGTTGTTGATTAACAGTCATATCCTCGTATGTGTTTTCCATATTTTCAAAAGCATTACCAAAACCAGCTGCTAAATTACTAGTATCTAGAGCTTGATATAAAGACCTTTGCTTTTCATATTCTTTTTTAGCTTTTCTTTGTGCAGCTCTTCTTTTCTTTCTACCTACTAAACCCTGTATAATACCACCGATACCTCCAGCCATTTGCATTTGTTGAGCTGAAGACATGTTACTAAACATACCACCTCCACCGGCAGCCGCTGCGTCTGCAGCTGGAAGACCTACTTTAGTGTCGCCAATAAGATCTGTAGCTGTACCTCCACCACCTTGTTGAAATATACTTCCACCAGATTTTCCAAAAATACCTTGTGCACTAGAACTAGAAAATGGATTACTAAAAATATCACCTCGTTCGCGAAAAGTGTTAGCAAAAGATAAATCTTGATTAAAAAAATTATAATTACTAGAATAGCTAAAAGGGTTTGTTTCATAATAACCACCACCATCTCCTTGAGTAGGACTAAATATATTTGGTCTAAATGGATTGTTTAATGTTGACATATTATTTGTTTTTTATTATAATTACACTTTTTACGCGTTATTTACTACTTTCTGATATTTCAGAGCTTACCGCAAAAAGTTCTATTTTTTCTGTTGAATCATTATCTAATCTAACTTTAGCATAATAACCTTTTATACTACTAGTGTTAAATGAGTTTGGCTTAGAAAACATTACAAAATCATTTTGAGTTAATGATATACCAGCATAGTTTAAAGGATCGTGAGGTTTTTTAATTAAAACAATTTTATTTTTATGATCAACACTTTCAACTTCACCTAATTTTATTATTGAATTTGTGTTTGAAACCTCATGACCACCAGTAATAGTAACGGGAGTGTACCACACAATGTCTCCTATAGATAAAGATATGTTTAGCTCGGTATTAAATGTTAGTTTTATTTGCATGTTAGCTTACGTTTAAAATGTTATCAAAATTAAAATCTAAAGTTATATTACTATCACCATATTCTAAAACTTCTAACTCACCAGTAATTTTACCAGACCTACTACTACCAGTAAAAGTTACTGTTTGTCCGTCTTCAATTGTTTGCGCAGAGCTAACCGTTACATTAACACCAGAGCTTACAGCGTCTACGTGCGGTGAAGTTGATGTTACACCTATACCAGTCATTAAAACAGTGTCAGCTACTTTTATACCATCTGTACTTGCTACAGGTATTGTTGTGCTATTTGAAACCGCCGCGTCTGTTGTTGTTACTACAGGGTCTATTTCTATTTTAAAATTTTTTATTTTAAATCTAGTTTTGTTGAAAATATTACTAGCAGAAGAGCCTTTGCCTGTAAAAGTTAACTGACCACTAGCGCCCCAGTTGACAGCAGTGCTAACAACTATTGTTCCAGCAGTGCTATTAACAACACCATCACCATCATCGTTTATTTTTATTGGTATTTTATAAATTTGATTACCGTCAGTTGAGTTTTGAAAATCTTTAAACCCAAGTACAATCTTAGTTATTTGACCTAAACTTTGATCTTCTGCATCTTTAACATCCATTCCCACACTAAGACCAGTTACATCTGCCAACTCTATCGATGTTGTTGCACCAGTAGTGGTTCTAATGTTACGGGTTGTTTTTGTAGTTGTAAATTCAAAATCATCTACTATAGGCTGCCTTATTATACTAGCTGAACTAGAGCTTAAGGTGAAAGGCCAGTTTATTTTTGTAACGTTATTTACATTTGATCTATCAACTTGACTACTTTTGCCTTTAAAAACTATTGGAGCATTATTTCCAGATGGCTCTACAACAGCGGCATTTGAGTGTGTTATTGAAAAAGTAACTCCAGTTACGTTGTAAGCGTTTATTTTATCGCTAATAAAAATTTTTTCATTGCTAAAAACATTTAAATCAAAAGTTGTTTCATTACCAGCAATAACTGTTATTATATAATGAGTATCAGTGTTATCAACTGGAAGAGTTATAGCTCCATTATAAACACCAGAACTAGGTATTTTTTGGTTAAATAAATTACTTGGAGTTGTAGAAAAAGCTGCTGCAGGGGCAAAAATCCCTGCTTCTTGATTTATAATAGTGTTTTCTGGAAAATTGTAATAGTGCCCACTTGCGTTTTGAACTATAATATGAAAAACAGCTTCTGGCTCACCAACAACTTCATAACTTCTAGAAACAGAATTTCTAGATTTATTACCCATGTCTATGTTAAATGCTTGTATTATCATATTGTTTTAATGTTTAATTATATACCTAGTTCAGCCGCTATGTCAACTGAAACAGAGCTATTAACAACATCACCATTAGCATCTTCAGCTGAAACTTGCAGCGTAATGTTTTGCACAGAGTAACTACTAGAAGGAGTTCCCGGCACTGACAAAATCACTTTGTTAATATAAAAACTTCCTGCATTAAAAGTACTAACGCCATCTCCAGGTTCAACACCTACTTGGTCAAGCTCAACTGGAAAGTTAGGACCTGGGGGAAGTTGAGCTGTAAAGTCCATAAGGTGCATATCATCATATAATAATGGATCTGTTGGATTAATAGTAGATGCAAAAGTATTAATCTGAATTATTTCAGAGGGTATCGATCCAGAACCAGTTGGTGATCCAGATACAGTTACAGTATCATTTAATAATTCTATGCTGTATTCACTGTAAGGAGGCGTACCGTTAGTTGGCATAGGAATATCAAAAACGATATTTTCTAAAACAAGAACTGTTAGCGCATTTGGATTTGTATATCCACCATTAAATTGCATTGCTGAGTATAAAGTATGATTAGCAGAAGTAATATCACTACTAACTGTTATAGGTGGAAATGCAAGTGGTGGTGGTGGGTATGTACAACTACCGTCGTTTGTGCTTGCAAGAGAGTCGTAGTTATTAGCCCCTGAATCTGTACAACCTTGAACAGGTGTTACATAATCTATATCTAAATCAATTTCCATTGTTGCCTGTAAAGGGTTTTCGTCGTGATACTCTGGAAAGACAAAAACTTTTATATGTTTTGGGTAACCATTGTGAGTTGGTTCTAATGGGACAAAATTTGGGTTGTTAGGATCTGGCATATACTGAAGCCAAGTTTCTAAATTCTCTGAGTAAGTTGCAGGATCATACAAATCATTTATCAAATTACCTTGATCGTTTTCGTATATATCCATTAGTATTATTTTTCTCCAAGTTACCGAGTCTGTTGAGCTTGTAAACGCTCCATCGCAGTAAGCGGAGTTGTCGAACTCAAAAGGACCGTTAAACCTATAAGTACCATTGCCAATAAAATTTTGACCACTATTACTATTAGGGCCCCAACAAACATTAGGGCCAGCGCCTCCTTTTAATATATAACTGTGTGGAGTTGAATGCCTTACACTTTGGCCAACGCTACTACCGTGCCATGGTGGATTTACAGGATAACAAGCATTACCGCTACCAGTTGGATGGTAATCAGAATTATAAACCCAAGAACTTGAAAGACCATCAATTGTAAAGTTACCAGAACACACTAGTTGACTGTAGTCATTTGGAGTTATTAAAAGTGTATAATATTTAAGACCAGATGGCGTCGTGCTAAAGTTACCTGCATTGACATTATCATCATGTATTCTTTGAACACTATATAAGTTATTAGAATTATAATTAGGACCTTGATGCATATATTTTATTTTTAAACGTTTGGAAGACCAGTTATATCATCATCAGCAATGTCTTCTATGTAAAGTTCTGGTAATATACAACTACCATCATCAATAGTTGCCATAGGGTCATAGTTTATTGCATCTGGATTAGTACAACCAGATATTGGTGGTGGTGGAGGGTATGTACAAGAACCGTCATTGTAAGTAGCTAATGGATCATAGTTTAACGCGGTTGGATCTGTACAGCCTGGAATACTTGCTGGTGGTGGAGGAGGAGGTGGTGGAGCAACATAAGAACATAAAGTAATATCGTTTATAGTCGCTGCAGGATCGTAGTTTGTTGCGTTTGGATCCATACAGCCAATAGTTCCAGTTGGTGATGGTGGTGGTGGTGGTGGTGGTGGTATTATTGATTGTTGATGAAGGCTAAGATCAATATCTAAACTAACTATTCTTCCTAACCCTTGATACGTAAACATTTTTGTATCAATTTCTTGGTTACTAGCAAAATCATTTCCTTTTATAAAATTAAACCACTTACCTTCTTTTTTTATAAACTCGCTAACATAGCCTTTGTTTTCGTTTGTTTCTATATAAGTAGAAAACCAACCAGGTTTGTCTTCTAGGTTGTGGTAACCACTATTTACATTTGTAACTTCTTTTATAACCTTTGAATCTGTACCTTCGTAGTTTAGTGTTTTGTATTTTTTAATAATACTAGGCTGTTCATTTAAAAGAACTTCAACAGAAGAAATATATTGATCACCATAAAAATTATTTCTAGCTATAGGATTTTGAGAATTATCTTGTTCAACGTGGTGTTTATAAACTTGTGCGTTCTTAAAAGTATAGTAGTCGTTTGACATACTGATACCTTGCTCAGGAACAAAAGACTTAAAACTTGTCCAACCTTTAACTTTTTCGTCAAAAGAAACGGTAACGTTAGTAGAGTCTAATGTTAAATTGTATTCGTTTTTATCACCATCAAAGCTACCTAGTAATATATTGTTGAGTTTTAAATTATCAGAAAAGTAATCAGACATACCATACTCTGATATTGGCGTCAAGCCGTCCATTGATAATCTAAGAACAGCACCTCTTTGTTTGTCTGAAAAATAAGCTCTATAATTTTCTTTAGCAAAGCTTTCTGGGTTTTTTGATATACCGTAATCACCTGCAAAAGGCATTGCTTGACCTAACACTTTGTTTGTAGCTGTTAAATTAGGATTGCCATCGGCATTAAACACAGCATCTTTGTTAGCTAGTATTTTAATTACACGATCTTCGCAAAATGCAATTAAATCTGTGTTTCTACTAAATAATTTTTGTACACTACCATATGTAGGATTTAAATCTTTAGTTATTTTTTCAGCTTGTATAAATTGATTTAAATTATTAACCCCAGATGTAGAATTATAAATACCAGAATATATTAAGCCGTTTAGTCTTCTTTCTTGTTTATAAACATCTTCTACAGGCGCGGAAACTTTAACACCCTTATCTATAGTTACTTGGTTAAAGCCATCTCTAATTCTATTAGACTCAACGCCATTACCAAAAGAATAGCAATTAAACCATGACAAGCCGTACTCATTATATATTTCGCTAAAAACTAAATATTCAGAAACGTTAAAGCCATTTTGCTGACCCACTGGAGTTAAAAAAGTTGACGAAAGAAATGCACTAAACTTTAACTTTACAAAACTTCCATCTTTACCTGTAAAAGTAAACACATCACCAGTTTGTAAAACCTCATCTGTCATAGCATTAGAAAACTTTATTGAGTTGTTAGTTATTAACAACACTTCTGTTTCTTCTGTAATAACACCAACTCTATCACAAGTAATTTTCATGCCTTTTTCTACAATAGTCTTTAATGTTTTATCACTAAGAGAAGTAGGAAAAACTTGACTAGCTTCGTAGTAAATATCTAGCTCAGCAGTTTCTTTTGGCATTGTTTCAAATATAGCTGGTTTGTCAGTAGCTAACCTTGTGCTAGAATCAAATCTTTCTTTTAAAAATGTTATTCTAACAGGAGCGTTTTCTGTAGCTGTACTTAATAACCCCTGCAAGGCACCAGTTGAACTAAAATCACTCGCACCTAAGACATCTTCACCAGTTATTTCACCTCTTTCTTTGTTAAATACAGATATTGGAATTTTATAAGTAACTCTTCTGTTATCACTAGCTATAAATTTATCAAATTGAGCTTTAGCTTCTGCCCCTCTAGTTAAGCCCGTAACATTACTTGGAGTAGCTATATACTCGCAATACGAGTACCACCAATCAAAAGCACTAGTGTGATTATACCTTCTAAATATTTGTGGATTATCAGTTATTTTGTAAAAAGCTTTGTTAGCATCTCCTTCAAAAGTAAATATAGTACCAGATTTTAAGTTAGCAACAAACTTAGTATGTATTTCGTCTACTTGCCATATTGCGTCTTGATAAAGCCCGTCCAAGTGTATGCCACCAGGAAGTAAAGGCTCAAAAGAAACTTGTGTCTCATCCATACCACCTTGACTGTTTGGAATAAAATCATTAACAATTTCGTTTCTACTTAATGTTGAAAAAGCTAGTTCAATATACCACTGCCCGTTTTCTTCATAAATACCTTGGCTAAAATTATCCCCACCATTTTCTGAAGCAAATTTTCTAATTAAAGAGTCTGTTACAGCTGGCGCCCAATCAAAATCCATTGTGACGTATGGACTTGAACCTTGATAACCATGAACTAATCTTAAGCCATGTTTTTCTACACTAGTTGTATCTAAAGTACCACTATCTCTATCTGACGACGCTTCAAAAAAGTTCAAAGGCGCTTCACCTCTAAAATAAACTTGATCTATAAAAAAGTTAGCATCTGAAGCACCGTCACTATCTATATCTAACAGTGCTTGCCACTCAGTTTCGTCACTAGTAGGAAATTGATTTAAACCTGTTGGAATATAGGCAAAAGGTTGGTCAATCACACTATATTTATCAGTGTTTGAATTATACTGTATCAATTGTGTTCCTTCTGATGTCGTATCACCATTGAATACTGTTGTGCCATCATCTCTAAAGCTTGTTGTTCCAGTAGTACCATTCATATTAGCGGCTGAAGTATCTGAAAAATAATAAGCTTGGCAAGCAGCTAAAGTTTCATAATTTTTTTCGTCTAAAGAAGGTAAGAATATATACTTCCTAGCAATTTCATCGCTATATATTTTTGTAAAAAATCTACCTTCAAATTCAGGTCTATTTTCAATTTCAAACTTATGTATTATTATAGCTAAGCTAGTGCTAAAACCAGTGTTGTTAGTAATGGCTGTTGTGGAGTTAGGATCTACAAGGTCTGGATATATCCAGCCATCACTTTCATCTATTACATCATCTAAAATAACATTATATGCTGCTGTTGTAACATCTTTATCCGTTGTTATATTAGCTATTTTATATTCTTTACTAAACCTATTAGCGCCTAAGTCTGCAAATGTAATTGATATAGGTTCTGCTATTTCAGTTAAATCTACTAATTCAACATCGTTAATAGGTGTTAACCATGCTTCTTTTTTAATTAAAAATTCTCTAGAATTTACTTGCGGGGTTTGGTGATCAAAGAAAAATTCACCTATTGGTACAATAACATTATCTGCATTAGTAACACTACTCGATGGATCACCGTTTGTTCTTAGTAATTCTTTTTTTAATGTTTTTATAAATGTTGGTGCTTGATTTTCAATAGCTATAACCTTGTACTTGGCTTCTTCTGCAATAACGGTACTACCTTCTACAGCTTTTTTTAACACTAAAAAAGTTTCTTCATCAATTTTATTTCTTTCTGAAGAAGGAAATGATAACCACAAGTTACCATCTTCAGCTTCATAAACTCTATCTAATGCAAGGTTATAAAACTCGCCAGAAGTTTCTTTTACGTAAAATTTAAATCCTTTAGCCCAGCTGGGATGTTCAGTTGTAAACTTAGTTGCGATTGAGTTATAAGAAGCGGCTTGTGTTTTTGGTACTTTAAAAGTTGCTTTTGGATTTGTAAACACAGAAGTTTCTCTACCATAATTGTCTAAGTAAGTAACACCAAGCTGATATTGTCTAGAAGATTTTAAAGATTTTTTTGGTAATAAATTTTCAAACTCTACATCATACCTAGGTTTATTCCAAGCACTAATTAAAGCTTTTGGTAAATTATAATTTTGTTCATAGTTACCGTAAACTAATCTGTTACCAGTTATTTCTTGTGCTAAAGCTTTTTTAGGAACATTATCAAAAGGTCTTGCCAATTGATTTGCTGGTAAAACAGCATATATAATATCAGAAGTTATTTTATATCTATTAGAGTTCCAGTGGTTTGATGTAACAATGGCACCTCCGTCATTTATATATTCTGTATTATCAAAATCTGTTTTAGTTATTTTATCAACAGAATAAACTAAAGGTGAGTTAGACTCTTTATATACTATCTCTACTTCAATAACATTTTCTAAAATATCTGTTTCAACAAAGCCTGATATAACTAACTCACTTAAATAGTTATCCATACCAGTGTTGTAAGCTTTTTTAGTATCGTAGTTAAATTGATCAGGCACAAAAGCGAGCTCTGAAAAAGGTGCGTAACAAGAATATTCACCATCTTGATATTTATATCTATAACTAAATCTTACAAATTTATCATCAAAAAATTTCTCATCATTACCACCTTGTTGAAAATAATAAAGTTTTAGATTTGTTGTTATGTTTTGGTTTGTAGATAAAACTTTAAACCAATAGCTATGTGGTGGAAACGTGTAGCTTTGACCACCAATACCCATTGATTGTTTACCACTAATATTTTCTACCACTTCAAGTCTTATGTCGTGGTTTTCAGGTAAACTACCAGTACTTGTAGAAGCCAAAACCAAAACAACACCACCTTCGGTAAAACTAGATCCCGCGGGTAAGTTCATACCTAATACTTGAAACATATCTCCTTCAACGTATTGGTTAGAGTTAACGTCCATAAACTCTAAATCTGCACTACCTTCAACTACATTGTTTGCGGATATATTTAAAGTTAATTGTTTTTTTGGAGATTTTTTTATTACTGTTATATGCTCTTCTCTAATATCTATATAGTCATTTGCAGATATTAATCTTTCAGATACAACTAGTTTTGTGTGAGTGTAGCCATTAATATCGGTACCTTGTTTACAAATATCTATATTTATTTTTTTTGGCTCATTATAATTGTCTGTCCAAAAAAGTAAGTTGTCAATAATATTTATACCAGTTATAATATTGTTTGTAAATTTTAAAACATTTTGGTAAGTATCTACAATTACAGGAGTTATAATACCGTTTTTATATTCAACTATTGAATCTATATATTGGCTTTTAATAAACCAGTAAAAAGCATTGTTTTTATCATCAGAAATAGCGCCTACGCATTTAGAGTTTAAACCTACAAAATTTGAAAGCTTATTGTTACCTAATAAATTCTGTACAGTACCTACATCAGAACCGTCTGAAGAAGACACTTGTATGTTTAGTGCATGTCTATATTCACCATTAGGTACTAGTCTTTCGTCAAGGTCTTTATTCATCTTACCTTGATTAAAAACGTGTTTAATCTCTGGCATATGCTAGTGTTTTATTTGTTTAGATTTACCTCTAAGTATTTGAGTTAATTCTTCTAATTTTAAATTTGATAGTCTTAGTTTTGCTTTTCTAACAGCTGCAAACTTATCTTTTTGAAATCTACGAACTATATACTCTTGAACGTTAGCTCTTGTAGATATTATAGAGTATGCTATACACTTATACATGGCTTCTTCCGCAAGTTTGTGAACTTTCATTTCAGAGTCAGTGCCAAGACTATCACTTAAATAATCTATCACAACAGTTCTATTTGACATTACAGAGCTAAAATGAATAAGACCTGTGTTAGAGTCTATGTAGTAAGAGCCATTAGACTGAGCGTGCTGAGGGTCTATACCATATCTTTCGCCTTCCGCAGTAAATCTACTGTAATCTTCATAGCTGTCAGTTGTTCCATTTGCTACATGCGCTTTGTAGTTTTTCCAACTAGTAGACTGCTTGTTTAAATCTACAATTATAACTTGAGTGTTTTTTACCATAAAACCTGTAGGTCTTCCGGCTATACCTGTTGGAGTTTCTTTTAACTTATCAGCCTCGTACTTTGGGTTTGTCATAGTTATTGAAGTACCTCTATAATTACCACCTGTAGTTTCGAACACAGAAGCTACAGTTGTATTTGCTGGTATACCTGGTCCAAAAACTGATTGGCCAACTTCAATACCATCAATTGTTCCATGAAATAACATTTTCATATCAAGAGCTCCTTTTCCACCGTAAAAAAGATAGTTAGTGTTGTTATTACCGTTACCAGGGTTTACTCTTGTGTCACCTGTTACGTCTACTCTAATTTCTTTAACATATTTTTCTAAAGGAGTTTCAGATTTAAATTTTCCTTTTCTTGATGTTTTACCTATATAGTTACCGTCTTTGTCTCTAGATGTTATACCGTACTCTGTATATATTTTAGTTCCTGCTTGATTTGTTCTTATATATATATTATCCTCAAACTTTAACTTACCTTCAGAGTCTTGTTGGTAAGCAATTGGGTTTGATGTTTTAGAAATAGGGTGTATAATTCTTTTTATTCCAGCAGTATCAACCCAAGATAATTTAGTGTAGTTAACATAATCTTGAGGAAGAGGTAGTGTTAGCGTTGGTGGAACTGTAAGTTCTTGTGATTTTAAAGATTTAAAAGTATCAAAACTTAATTCTTGCAAAGCTCTTTGTGCATGAAAAGATACATCAAGCCTTCTTATTGTTGGTATTATTTTACCATCTCCAACATAAGCTACAATAAATTGATTAATAACATCTTCTAAAGAAATAAACTCGTAGCTAGTAGTACTAGCGTTGTATGTTTGACTGTAAGTTTCATCTCCATTATTTTGAATACCGTCAGAACCTTCATAATACTCTCTTGCTGTTTTATTTATTAGTCCCATTTATTATTGTTTTTGTTGTTGAATATTTTTTTGATCTTCAGCAGAAGCTATTTGATACATAGAAGGATCTTTCATTGCTATGCCAGCTAAAGCAAGTATTTTTATAACTAAGTCATTTTCTTCTGACATGTGTAGTTCAAAGTTATTAGACTTACTTGGATTGTATAAAGCAGATTCACCAACAACGTTATAACCCCAATACGCTTTGTTTGGTTTTCTAACATAGCTAATGTAAACTTTATCTTTTGGAGGTATTGGGTATGGATAAACTTTAATTCTTTGTTTATATTTAGTGTAATAAGGTGATTTTTTATTTTCTCTTATTAAAGGAGATGCCCCGTATGTCCTTAATTCTTTTAAACTTATTTTACTAGCCAAAACAAAACGTGGACCATTGTCATAAACCACTGCAACACTACCTAACCTATACAAATCACTTACACCGTCTAAAAGTACATCACCATATTGGTTAGCAATTTGAATATTTTCGTTGTAAAGCTCGAATAAACTAATTTTTTGCTCAAGATTTGTAACAGCATCAGCGTAATCAGTATCGTTACCTGGTACTCTTAAAAATTGACTTAAATCATAAAAGTATTGTTCAAAAATACTCATTTGTGCTTGGTCGGCAAATAAATTAAACTCTTGAGGTGTTATATAACCTCTTTGTTCTTTGTTAGCTATTGCTAATACTTTTTGATATACGTTATCTATATTTACCATATTTTTTTATTGTAGTTTGCGATCGCCCCGTAGAGCGACCGCTCCTACAGTTTGATTAATTTAATCGTTTTTCTATATTTGCATATATTTCCATACCTTCATCAGTTTTAAACCAATGTGCTAAAGCAGTGTATGGGTGTTCATCAAAAGGAACTGTCATTATAGTCCTATTGTTTGATCCCCATAAAAAGTTTCTTTGGTCTTGGCTTAGCTTTATAATACCAAACTCTACAGCTTTAATACCAAAATTTCTAAGCTGAACATTATCATCAGTAGCTAATTCTAAGAACAAGTTAGGATTGTTTCTAGCAAATAGTAACAAATCACGCTTAAGTTCTTTAGAACTCATCTCTGACACTTTAGAACCTTTTTCAACACGTAGTATTGCTTCTGCCATATCTACGTCCATGTCTCTAGCCGCTAATATTGCATCAGCTTCCATTTCTAATATTTCTATATCACTCGCTGCTTCTTCAACAGGTTTGTATTCAGAATATATTTTTTCTCTATGTGGGTGATATAAAGATAATAATTTTTGTAAAACTGTTTTTTCTTTTTCCACAAACAAAGTGCCATTTCTAAAAATAATATGAGCTAATCTCTGGTCTCCTTTCATTTCATCTACAAATGAAGTTTTTTGGTTTTGACAATATTTAAGTTCTCTTTCATAACCTTTTTCTTCATCAAACCAATATACGTTAGAACTTCTTAACATATAAGTTAATGGTTTTTTATTACCATTTAAGTTGTAAACTCTATCTTTTATTTCCCAAGTTAGTTTTTTAGGTTCAACTTTTTTAGGTGTTTGTGTTTTAACAACTGGTGTTTCAACAACAGGTGCCTCTACCTCTTGTGTTTTTTGTTTTTTTGACATAATATAATATATAATAAAATTAATAAATAAAAGGACCGAGGCCGAAGCCCCGGTTCTTTAGTATAAACAGTGCTTATTTCAATAACATGAAATTGTTAGCACCTTGTGTAATTAAACATCTTTCAGTTAAGAAGTGTAATTGCATTGCATCTAAAGCAGATGTAGCAGCACCAACAGAACCAGTAACCCAAGACTTCATTCTTCGGTCATCAGTTTGTGAAGCTCTATATCTTACATGTAAGAAAGGTCTCTTCATGCTTTGTCCAACAGTTTGATCATAAACTGAAGAAGTACCAGCAGGAATCATAACTCCTCTAAGAGCATTAGCAGCATTAGCAGCATTAATACCACCTCTAGTAGCTAAATCATTTAAGTATCTGAAGTCAGACTTGTAGAAGTCATAAGAACCTCTTCTGAAACCAGTGAAACCTAAATTTAACGCCATGTCTTCAGAGTTGTTAAATACACCGTATGATGTACCACCAGCTCCGTAAGAATTCATTGCAGCTAACATATCGTCCATAGCTAAGCTAGTACCTCTGTTAACAAACATCATGTATTCTTCAATAGCACCTTGCTTATCAAATTCTGCTAAGATAGCATCAAATTCAGCTAAATCAGTAGCAGCGTTAACACCAGTTACACCAGTAGTTACGTTACCTCTGTCTTCAACAGCAGCAAATAAACCTTCAGTACCAGTATTAGCACCTGTTGCTAAACCAAGGTGTGCATCAACTCCGTGAGCAGCACCAGAAGCACCAGCACCTAACGTGTGAGCGTTATCAGAACCAATTTCACTTTCTAACATTGCCATTTCAATGTAGTCATTAAAACGAGCTCTAGTATCAGACTCAGCTTTTAAGTACCATAAGTAACCTCCTTGACCACCTTCAGTAGAAACTTCAACCCAACCAATTCTTGAAGCATCAGAACCTGAAACTTCGTAATAATCTTTCATTATAATTGGCTTGTTAGAGAAAGTTTTGAACTGTGGCTCGTTAGCTCCTCTTGTTTCTGTAGTTGCAGCGCCAGCAGCGTTATAACCAGTACCTTTAGCAAATTCAGAACCATAAACTAATATAGTAGTTCCACCATCTAAAGTGTTTCCAGAAGTTGGAATAGTGCTACCATCGTAAGTTGCAACAGTAATGTTTAAAGAACTAACAGTAGTTACAATAGCTTTAAAAATTCCAGTAACAGTTGATACAATAACTGTATCATTTATTCTGATACCGTGATCTGTAGCTGCAGATATTGCATTACCATCAATATCCGTTTGGATAGTAATAATGTTGTTAGTGTCTATATCACCTTTGTAAGATAAATGTAAACGACCTTGCTCAGACCAAATAACTTGGTCAGCAGTCATCGCTTCTTCAGCTCCTACTTGTGAAAGAAATCCTGAAATAGTTCTCGGTCCGAAAACTTCAGCTTCTTTCTCCATAAGATCTGGTAAGTATTGTTGTGCCCAACCAGCAGAGCTGTTTAGGTCTAAGTAATTTGTAGATAATGTTTGTTGCCTTTGGGCAGGAACACTATTCAAATTAGATCCAGCAGTAATTGACATAATTTTGTTTTTTTAAATTAATTATTTATTTTTGATTTTAAATTTAAAAGTTGGAGAAGTATCATTGTTAAGCACTCTTACTTTAGGGCCACTTGTGTTATCGTTAGAAAATGATTGCCTAGGGTCCATACTTACGTTTTTAGCCTTAGCAACACTATCTTTCATAGCATCAGCTTTTCCTTGTTCATAAAAGTGATTAGCAATAGCGTCGGGATTCATTGCTGTAAATAAAGATTTATGATAACCTTTAGCATCTGACATTTCATTATTTTCATTCAAGAACTTCTTGACAAAATTATTAATATCACCTTGGGTTTCTTTTACTTCATTAGCATTTTTCACATTAAACCTATACCTCTTATCTCCGACGTTGTATTCAAAACCTTTGAATTTATCGTTAAAAACTTGTTGTGTTTTTAATTTAAAAGTGTTAGTTTGTTTTTCCGCTATTTTTTGAGTTTCTTCCGACTCTTTGTTATATCTATTAAAAAAGTTAATTGCTTTTTGTTGCTCGGTAGTTAACCTAGAACCAGCTTTAATTTCCTCATAGTATTTGGACTTTTGCCCGTCCAAGTGGCTTTTAGCGTTGGCAACTTGCTCTTTTAACGCTATTTTTTTCTTTTTAATCTCTCTTTCATCATCTTCTTCTTCATCGTATGAAAACGAGTCTTCCATTAAAAAACTAATTTCATCGTCTGTTAAGTGAGATTTTGTTTGTTTATAGTATTCTCTTAATACTGTCATATCATCATAACTAGAATAATCTTGGTTAAGACGTACGTAGTCTTCTAAGCTACCACCAGTTTCTTCCATAAAATCTACAACTTTTTGTAAATTCTCAGGTAAAGCTTTGCCAGTTTCAGCAGATTCTAACATGGCTTCTTGAGCTTGTTCAGCTAAATCTTCTACTTGTTCTTTAACCTCCTCTTCAGTAATTTCTTCTAATACTGGAGTTTCTTGTGCTTCAGCTTCCGGTTGTACTTCTTCTTGTTTTTCTGTGGTGTCGGCATCTTCAACGAGCTCAACCACTCTGTTGTCGTCAGCGTTATCTTCTTTAACTTCATCTTCTTTTGGTGTTGGTGGTTTGTCTAAATTTACTTTGATGAGTTCATCATCTTTTTTTGTTTGTTTAAGATCAACTTTTGTTACGTTGTCTTCAGTAGCCTTTTCGACTACTTCTTCTGTTTTCTTTTTTGCCATAATATAATATAATAATAATTAATAATTGTTATCTAGGGTCAAAACTACCTAAATCAAATCCGCCACCTAATATATCATTACCTGCGGACTCAAAGTTTTTAGGTGGTTTTTCACTTTTTCTTTGATCTATAAGCTCACTTTGTTGTGACGCTTGTATTCTAGTTCTTTCGTCTTTACGATCTTCTTTTTCTTTTTCTTTGTTTTTAATGTTTTGAGTTTCCATTTGCTTAAGTTGCATATTCATTTGAAACTCTAAAGCCATTAATTCTTTTTTATACTCAACTTCTTGCGCTTGCTTTTGAGCTTCAAGTTGTGCTTTTATTTGCTCAAGTTGAGCTTCTGCTTGTGACTTAGCTTGTTCTTTTTGAACTTCAAGCTGTGCAGATGCCTGTTGCGTCTGCATGTTGGCATTTGCTTGCGCCTGTATGTTTTGTTGAGCCATAGCTTGGTCTCTTTCTAATTTTTGCTTTCTTCGTATTTTTAATAATTGATTAGCTAGCTTTACGTTTTTAATTTCTCTAAGGTCAATAGCATCCGTTAATTCTATTAGTTGTTGTTGTAAAGCCATTTGTATATTTTGTTCTAACATTGCCTTCTCTTCTTCATCTGGCATTAATTCTATAAATATACCAAAATCATACAAATGTAAATTTTGCATTTCTTCAAGAGTAGCAACATTGTGAGCTCCAATAGCCTGTATGAAAGCATTTTTAGTTGGAGAGTATTCTATAATATCAGATATTCTAAGTGATAAACATTCTGCCGCTTGAGCTGTTAAATACAAACCAGCTTGCAATATATGTCTTGTTGCTGTATTACTATTTGCTGCAGCTAGTTTCTGAACACCTACTAAAGCGTTTTTGTCTGGCATACTACCATCTCTTGCTTCATTAAGCCCGGTAGTATCTCTTATCATTTGCAAGTAATAATTGTATGTAGCAATTAAACTTTGCATTTTTTGGCCACCAGAACCTGATTGTATTTCTTGTATTGGCACTTTACCCGGGTTCATATCACCTTCAGAAGTGAAACTTCGTCCAATAACAGACCCTGTTTGGAAAAACATATTTAAAGCTTCTTGCGGGTTGTAGTTTGTTCCGTTACCCAAATCTATTTCAGCTAAACCATCAGCATCTAAATAAACACCGTCTGGTACCATACGTGATAATACTTGTTGTAGCTTCAAGTGTGTTAGCTGTATCATATCAGCAAAACCAGTAACGCGTTGTACTAAAGATTCTATACGGCCTTTATACATGCGTGGAGCAACAATAGCATAGTTCATTTTAACTTTAGTAAAATCACTTTTAGGGCGCATCATGTTTTTAGCCATTTCCCATTTAAGCAGTTTGTCAGTGCCTAGTATAATAGCCCCATCATACAAGCATTCTATTGACCTGTGTAGTTTTCCAAAATTACTTGAATCTTCTGGCGGGTTAAATGTATCGTCTTTTGACAATATTTTATCAGCACCACTACCAGTTTCTTTTACTTTATAAACCTCGTTCATATAGGTTTTATAATTAAAATATAAAACTTGAACTTTGTTAATGTCTTGATCGTTTTCGTTGTGACCTTGGTTGTAGTTAGATTTGTGGTAGTTTTTGTTTTTAACTATATCTTCTAAATCTTCATGTTGTAAATGTGGAAATTGTTTTACAAGCTCATTTATTGGTATAGACTTTACCTCACCAACGTAGTATATGTCATCAAAATATGGTGATTCAGTATATGAGTATACTAAATCAGTAGGATCAACATAATTAACAACAACACCCTCAGACGTGTTAAAAGATGTTTTTACAGCGCCTATACCTAAAACTGTAAGATCGTAATAAAATTGTTTTTTAATTAATTCGTATTTACTACCTTCGAGCAAAACGTTTATAGCTTGTTCTTCTGCTATCTCTACAGCTTGCTTATAAGTTAATTGCATGTGTAGTGCTAGTTCTTCTTCAGAACCGGGTAATGTTTTAGGGTTGTTTTCATACATGTCAATACCAAAAGCTTCAGCTGCATAATCGTTTAATTCTTTTGATCTCATGTCAGACAGTATAGACTCCATATACTCTGTACGTTTTTCTACACCGTAAGGATCTTGTGAGTAAGCTTTTACATCATATGTTCTTTCTGCAATACCGTTTACAACTATATCTACAAATTTAGGTATAATAGGTACTGGTTTCCAGTCTAAATTAAGATATGACAAATCACCATTTATAGATAACTCGTCCTTATATTTTTGTATTGATTGTTCACCTCTAGCGTACAGCCTTAAATTATGAAAATTATTGTGGTTACTTATATACCTGTTAGTACCTCTCTCAGTATAAAACCATTCAGCTTCAATAGCTTTAGCTACTTTTAAACCATAATCATAGCTCATTTTTTCCAGGTCGCTTACAACTTGAGAAGGAAAATAACTTTTTGTAATCATATTTATTCTTTAATTAATTTAGACGCATTGCCTTTGTTTGTGTACCTAGCAATATTTATATTTAGTTTAGGTTTTTCAACCTTTGCATTTGGCCTGTACAAATGTCTGTTGTTAGCCATTATAGCTAAACCAGAGCTTATAGACGCATCATGCTTTGTTCTTTTGTTTATGTCAAACTTAGCCCAGTCGTTTAGTAATTCATTAAAATAACAACTACCAAAAGTCCCATCTTGTTTCATACCAACGTGATCTTGTATATACATTTCAATAGCAGCAGCGTGAGCTTGCTTTATATCCTCACTTGAGTTAGGTATGCCACCTATTTCTTTTTCAGCTGTAGATAATTTATTCCATATTTTATCAGGTCTATTCATACTAAAACCTCTGTAACCACGTCTTCGTAAATAATACAATAGACGAGGTTTGTTGTTCTCTGCAAGTATAGGCATCCCATAAAATACTAACGCCATTAGAACGTCTTCAAAAAATATCTCTGCAGTTTGTGGTCTAGCTAAGTATTCTAAGAAGAACTGGTTAGCAGGAGCGTCCTCCATGCTAAACCTAGTTAATCCATGGAGTGCACCTTTGGAGCCGACGCCATCGACGGTACCTGATATATCGTAGCTATCGCAGCCAAAAGCACCCATATGTTCGTTGCCAGGGTATTTAATACCGTTTTTTATTACAACTTTGTTTTGTATATTTGTTGGTGGTACCCAACTTATTTTAAACCTACCTTTTGGATCTGGATAGAATATAACGTTACTGTCTTTAACGCCATTAACCCATTGAAAGTTACCTCTAGTAATGCCTAGTGTTCTAGACATTTCTTCGTTGTAATCTATTTGTTCGTATAATTTAACTAAGTTAAATATACTGTTTTTAGTTTCATCTCTAAACGCATGCTCTGTAGTTCTTGGAAACTGTCTGTAAAATTCATTTAACGCGTCTTGATCATTTTTTAAACCGTCAGCTTCATTTTGCCAACTGTCTACAACTCCTATATCTATTAATTCCCCATGT